CCTCCACACTGCACCCATTGTCCCACCTGAAGTTTTAATTGGCCTTTTTCTACAGCTCTCGCCATTTCCTTGTCCCAGAGATTAATTGTTTTTAAATAAGTCATAACTTGAATTACCTTCCTTTCATAATAATTGCCTATTCTAGGTGCAGTATAGCTCCTAATTTCAAGAGATATGCCCACCACTAATGCTAGGGTACTACCTATTAACTACACGCTTATAAACAACCCATGTTATCGCCTGTACTTGATATGGTTTAAGCCCATGTTGATTCGCTACAATCTTATAAACTTCTCTCACTTCTCTATATTGTACCACACTCACCTTGTCAATACTCGCTGTCTTATCATCATAAGCCACACGCAGAGCATGCCTATCTACTGTCACTTCCTCGCTCTCTTTATTGGATATGTTGTCAGCAAAAGAGTAAGTTTTAGTCCTGTTGTATGGTATGGTGAAAGTCCCATTAATAATAGCCTTACATTCTTTTAACATTTTCTTGCTGGCAAAGTATTTAAAGCTAGGTTTAACACCATTAAACACTTCATTAAATAGTGCTATTGTTTCAAGCTTGTTTGTTTCCCATTTCTTTTGAGGACTTAACACGCTTACCACTTGCGCCACCTGAAATAAGCTAACATCATATTGTTTAGCAAGTGTAGCGCATAGCTGCTGCGCTTCGCTATACCACTCCATACCTGCTTTAATATCATGCTTAGTTGCCATATCCAGCCATTTATTAACACTGTTCACTTGCTGTCTGATTGTTAGCTTTTTCATTATCCTTCCCCTAAATTTTAATTCTACATGCTTGCGTAATACCTACCTGTAGGCACATCCAAACAAAGTCATACTGATTATCAACAAAACGTTTGTTACTAAAATAATACTCCACTTGACCAAAAGTATCTGCCCACAGAATTTGCAATGCCAAGGGCGAGAGGCCATAGTTTTTAGCATCCTGTTGATGCTTCTCCACTGTGTTGGTTTCGCCTTGCTTACTGAAGGACCAACCATTTTCAAGGTGAACTACATCGTGGTAAAACCGAAACAACGTATTTATATCCTTACCATAGATAGAAGTATCGCTTCCATAGTCTGCAATAGGGACGTGTTTATCTTTTGTCATTTCTTTTAAAGCCTTGAAACTTTCTGGTGCGTCATTAGTAGAGAAGAAAGACCAACCCTTTGAGGAGCACTCACTAGCCATAGTGAGAAGGAAGCCCTTTATCTCTATAACAGCCCTATCAAAGTCATCTTGTAATACCCAATTTCTCATTTGTATCTCCAATTGATTATGTAATTAATACGTCATAGCACACGATGATGATACCATTCATGCGCTATAGCTTATCAATTTACCTCTTGTTCTAGTAATTCGATTAGGTCTTCTAATTCGTAGTGCTTACCGTGGTATAAGAACATCACACCACCTCCCTATTATCTTTGAATAGTTTAGGTTCATCGTATCTATTGCCGCGAGGGTCTTCGAAGACTAGTGTGTATGGTCCCGCTGCAATACCGTAGGGCTTTGTGATAGTCATTAAGTTGTTATCTCTCGCTAATTGTATGAAGTTTTGAATAGTCATTGTCTTTCCTCAGTTGTTATATTGAAATGCACTATTGATAATGCACTTGAATATGTGAAGTATTCCAGTTATTAAGCTGTCGCCGCGCTCCACTCGCTAGCCCTTTAGTCTGATAAGCATCCCAGACAGGTTGTTCTTAACCCTTAGATGATATGCCTCGTTGGCACAATTCAAATATTAGACTAATCAACGAAGAGTGCAACCTTATTCTAAGAACAATAAAGAATATACATATACTAATATGGAATAGAAAGCCAAGCTATACATAGAATGAAACGCACATGTGCGAATATCACAAACAATTAGATAGAGTCAATCCTTATCATTATAACTAATACATATAACAACCAAACAAAAAGGAATAATAAATAGAGATAGGCACTAACAATCGAGGTAGTAAACGTATGTATACCTATACTATTAGAACAGCCACTCGACAGAGTGAATGACTGGGACTTGTACTAGTCATTACTATATACAAATCATCTACTTAGCGTGGGATAGCTTCGCTAGCCTTAAGCGCCTCATCCTTCGCCGCCTTAAAGAAATTCTTTTCAGCTACGCTGAAAGAGTCCCCCACAGGGGGGTTATTACCCTCATGGGTCAATGTGCATAGCCCCTCAAGAATTTTTACAAAAAATCCGAGTGTCATAGCCTTGACTGGAGCCATGATGTTCGGTGTGGCTAAAGCCATACCTCACACACAGCATCCCAATATACTATTTTGATATTCTTTTTAGTTATATAGATATAATCTTTATAGAGAAAGAAGAGCATGCTTTACAGATAGTCGTGTGTAAACACACTTCTAGAGATTATAGCTACGGGTGGGGAAGGCAACTGAGCCTCACACCCTAGCGACCTACACTTGGAGAGGATATGTGGTCTGTTGTTATAGGTGGTGTTGTTAAGGTTGTTGAAGGTTGGTTTACAACCAAACGAGCCAAGCAAGAAGCAGAAGCACAATACCATATAGCCCTTGCTAAAGGGGAACAGGACTGGGACATAATGGCTATGAAGAATAGCCAATTCTCTTGGAAAGATGAGTTTATCACCCTTGTGTGGTTTGCTCCTCTTATTGTAGCTTGGTGGTACCCAGAAAAAGCTATGGCTTGGGTGGACTTTGTAACCCTTATGCCTTTTTGGTATCAAGTATGCTTATTCGGAATAATAGCTGCCTCCTTCGGTTTACGATGGTGGTTTAAACAACAAGGTATGGGAGTGGTAAAGAAATGAGTAGATTGCCAGTATCAAGAAAACCCGTAAATACTAAACGCAAACCTTCAAAGAGATTCAGATGAGTAGATATGTAAAAGGGGCTTCCCCTAGAACAGTAGCCGCAATAGACACAGAACTGGAAGAGATTGAGGTTGCTATAGGTGATACTCTCTCTCGTAAAGGGGATACTCCTAATCAGATGGAAGCTGATTTGGATATGAATGATAATGCGCTTATCAATGCCCGTAGGGTCTTTACAGAAAACCTTACATATAAAGGACAGGATTTTGAGGCTTTCTTAGAGAGCATCACCCCTGTAGGTGTCCCTACATTTTCTAATATTATAACTCCTGCTATGTTTGATATTGTAGGAAACGGCTCTGATGAAACAGTTAAGATTCAACAGATGTTTGATGCAGCCAGTGGTAAAACAATCTACTTAGATGACAACGCCACATATGGCATTACCCTACTCACTATCCCTGATGATGTCTCCCTCGTTAGCTACAACTCCCAATTTAGAAAGCTAGTAGCAAATACAGACTACGGTATTTATGTAGGGAATAGGTTTAAAGCGGACCGCCTCCGTATATCGAGTGGGGGAGGTTCTTCTGATAAAGGTATACGGATTACTGGTAATCTTGTAAAGATTGGATATTTGAGTGCATCTAGTGATGCTTTTGATTCTGAATGGGGAATCCATTTTGAGTCCACAGATGGGTCAGTCCTTGGTGGTATTGAGATTGATAAGATGACCACCACAAGATACCGTACAGGAAGTCTTATTTTTAATGTAGCTGAGAGCCAGTTCAACAAAAGCACAACACAGGACTACATTGTAGGAATGTATTGCAGGGATGTTGCAGATGTTCAAGTCAACGGTCACATAGCACGTTTTACGTCTCCTTCATCCCCCGGTACAGCCGGAAACAACGGGCTTCTTATTGAATCGACTCTTAGTAACTACTCCACTAACAACTGCGTATTTAATGATATACACGTAGAGGATGCAGGAGAACATGGTATCCGCCTCGGGGGTAATGTTGCCTCTTCCAATTTGACATTCAATAATATAAAGGTATTGAATTCAGGCGCAGCAGGTGCAGGGGCGACAGGAGGGGCAGGATTTAAAGCTCTAATGAAAGATGAAACTCTCACTTTCCATAAAAACATTATTGTAAACAATCTGATTGTTGAGGACTGTTCTACTACAGGGAGTGGCCTAGGTAATTTTGCTGGAGTAATAATCGGCTTATGTGATGGGGTTTCTTTAAATAACATTATAGTTAGAAACAAAAACAACGCCTTCTCCTGTTGGGACGGACTGAGCCTTTATGAATGTAAAAATGTTAATGTGACTAACTTCACTGCCCTAAATTGCCGTAGGCATGGGTTAAGATTAGAGGGGGGCTCAGGAGCCTTTGTCAGTGAGGAGATGACTGATATTAATATTACAAGCTCTACATTCCAGAATGAATCTACAGTTGCCAGTAGTGTTATTGAGTGTGATACGCTTAATACTTTATTCACTCGCGTTAATATTCAGGCAGATGTAAGATACGGCTCTCAAGCAGCCAACTATGACACAGGTACTCTCCCTACTCCGTTTGTTGGATGCAACCTTGATATTACATATAGTGACCCTCTCAGTACAGCAGGGAATCCTCCTGTTACAAATAATAATATTATCAGGCTGAACTATCGTGGCCCTTGGTATGGGGCGTTTAATATGAATGGTTCAGATTCATCTCTCGTTCAAGAGGACTTGGGGAATGTTCGTATTAGAAAAGCTGGTGCATGGGTGACGCTCTAATGGCAAAATACAAAGCCTCCAATGGCGTATATCTGAAGAGAGAGCTGTTCCTTGAGTGGAATAACCCCGATGCAGAGTTCAGTATAAGAGACACAGGACAAGAAGAGTATTACGAAGCCAACAGTGGCAAGAAGTACCGGAGCCTCCCCTATCTCTATCGGCAGTCCTTAGACGAGTATGAGTGTGCTATTCTGATGCTTGGCAGTTATGAGCATTGGAAAAAACTCTGTGCATGTGAATGGTTTAAGACAGGAAAGTTAAACGGAACACAATTCAGTGGCTTAAATGACTGGCGAGAAGAGAAGGCTCTTGCAGATGAAATGTCAGCTAAGAAAGTATTGATGCAAGCTATTGAAGAAGGTGACTTACAAGCAGCTAAGTTCATGTATGATAAAAGTACAAAGGCGAAGACTGCCACGGCTGGTAAAGGGCGACCTGAGAAAAAGGTTCCAAGTTTGAATAAGTCGAATGTAAGTGACATCTATAACGAAATTAAAAAGAGAAGTTCTGGTAAGTAGTATACCAGAGAAGGGTCTGCGCATGGCGCTACACTACTAAATAAGGAAAATTGCGTGGACGCAGAAATGGTAATAAAGTCTTTAATCGCTGTTGTACTCGGATATTTTTGGTATGACAAACGCAAACTAGATAGAGAGCTAGAAACTTATAAAAACCTCAATGACCAAAAACATGAGGTAGTTCTCAGGGATTTAACAGAAGTGACTCGTAAACAAACAGAGCATGATAATAAGTTCGTAACAGACCAGAGAGTAAGGGATATCGTCAAAGACGAGATAAAACCTTTAAAGGAGGATGTTGGTGGAATGAAGAGGGATATAGGCCATATCCTAGAGTCTCTCCAGAAACTAACTATAGAACTTAGTGTCAGTAATGCTCTACGTGAACAAGATAAAAATAAATGAGTGAACAGATTAGAAAAGACTGTGAGAGCTCACTCTACACTTATGCTCAAGTAATGTTCCCTGAGAGGTATTTTGGGGATGTCCATGAAGAGATGTTTCACTTCTTCCAGAAGTCGTTAGAGACTGCTATGGAGAAAGGTGAGGGGGATAATGCAGCAGCTCTCGTACCACGGGACCACCAGAAGTCTTTCTGTATAGCTGTAGCATGTAGTTGGGCTATTACAAAACACCCTTGGTTTACTGTTACATATGTTTCTTCAAACCCTACACTAGCTGAAAGACAGCTTACGGTTATTAAGAATATATTTAAGAGTGACAATCATAGGGAGCTTTGGCCTGCTATGATGAACTACGAAATAAATCCCCGTAGTAAAGAATATGAACACAAGCCTACAGGTACGTGGACTAAGACGGAGATAGGTGTAGACCACCCTGAGAGACCAAAGAGTGAGAAAGACCCTACAGTAGCAGCCACTAGTGCTAAGTCTACTAATACAGGGGCTCACTATAAGATGTGTATCTTTGATGATTTGGTTACTAACGAGAACTACCGCAGTGCAGCAGAAAGAGAAGACATTAAAGAAGTTTATCAGTCTTATGCCTCTATTGCTACAACAGGTAGTATTAAGTGGATGGTAGGAACCCGCTACGGGGATAACGACCTTTACTCTGAACTAAAAACCAAAGAGTATTACATATATGATGATGTGGGAAATATTGAAGAAACCCGTCCTCTTTGGAAATGGTTTGAGAGAACAATAGAAGACAGCAAGAATAAAGATGGAAGCGGCACATACGTATGGCCTAGAGCACAGATGCCTGATGGAAGCTGGTATGGCTTTAACCAAACAGAATTAAGTAAGAAACGCTCGGAGGCTTTTAACTTAGAGCTGTTCTTTGCGCAGTACTACAACGACCCAAATGCGGCTGATGTAGACAAGATTACTAAAGAGAACTTTATGTATCTTCAGCCTAATATGCTTGAGAACAGACAAGGTAAATGGTTTTATGGTACTAAAGAACTCAAGATTGCTTGTGGTATGGATTTGGCTTTTAGTGAAGGCAGTGGAGTCAAAAAGACCAAGAGAGACTTCACCTCAATTGCTGTTATCGCATGGGACGGAGATGGTTACTTATACATACTTGACCTCCAGAGATTTCAAACAGTTAAAGCGGAAGTCTACTATGAAAAACTTATAGAGCTTCATGCTTATTGGGACTTCAGAGAAGCCACAATAGAAACTAACTCAGGGGGTTCTGTCGTAGCCACATTTATACAGGATGAGTTACGTAGAGCAGGACACACCCTTGTGATTAAGCATCAACATAAGAATCAGAAAGATGGTTCAAAAGAAGAACGTAACTCACAACTCTTTGAGCCTTTATACAGAACAAAAAGTGTCTATCATACGAAAGGCGGTTTTACAAGACTCTTGGAAGAAGAGCTTCGCCTAACAAGACCCCCTCACGACGATTTGAAAGATGCTGTATGGATAGCTGTTAGTAATAGTAAGCGTCCGTCTAAACCTAAATTTGCAACAAATAAAAAAGAAAGGAATGTTGTTAATGCTAATAGCAGATTCCTCAACAGGAGAAAGAGAGCTTGATTACTCTAAACTACACCGATAAAGGTTCTCTGGCAGGAAGTCTTGCTGGAAAATGGCATGAGTGGAATTCGGCAAGGACACAAGCTATGGAGCTGTGGTCAGAGATTGATAGTTACTTGCATGCTACAGATACTAGTATGCTGGAAGGAGGAGATAGTTTTGACCATAAGACACACCTCCCTGTACTCTCTGAGCTGCATGAAGACCTTCTTGCTATTGTCTATAGCACAATGTTTCCCCATGATGACTGGCTAGGTTGGAAGGGCTTTGATATTAATGCTATTACTAAGGCAGTACGTAGTAAGGTGTTGAGCTATGTTAAACAGTGTCACTCCTTGAATGGTTTCTCCCAAGAGATGCGTAAGGCAGTAGATGACCTTGTACGTTATGGTAATTGTTTTACACAGGTACACTACCAGAACCAAACACTAGATACAGAGGAGGGAGTTTCAGAAGGTTATATTGGCCCTGTAGTAAAACGCCTAAGCCCTTTTGACATTGTCTTCAATCCTGTAGCTTCCTCTTTTGCTAAGACACCTAAACTAATCCGCTCCCTTGTTACACTTGGAGAGTTGGTGGAGTTTGTAGATAGTATCAGTGATGAAGATTTAGAAGTAAGTGATGAGCAGCTAAAACGCCTCCTTACTCGACGTACAGGTTCAGGCAATGACTATACAGAGCGATATAAAGAGAAGCAGTTTATCCCTCAAGGTTTTGGTAGTATTCAGGAATATTACACATCCGGCTACATAGAGCTCCTTTGGTTCTATGGGGATATATTTGATGACACTACAGGGGACTTCCATAAGAAGCGCTGCATTGTTGTTGCAGATAGAGACACAGTATTACTAGACAGAGAAGAATCTCGTCCTGCTATATTCAAGGGAAGCTGGACAGCACGTCCTGATAACTTATGGTCTCAAGGCCCGCTTGATAAGGTGGTAGGAATCAACTACATGATTAACCACAGAGAGAACGGTAAAAATGATGCTATTGATAAGTTTATTTATCCTGACAGGGCTTATGTTGGTGATGTTGAGGAAATATATGACGAGGTCACTGGTCATACTAAATACATCATGCCTGAAGGTGGAAGTGTTTCTGATATACGCCCTGATAGTACAGTGCTTACATTTGATAACCAGATTATGATGCACAGAGAACTTGCCCGTACTAGTGCAAGACTCCCTCAGCAACTCGCTGGTTTTAGAACGGCAGGAGAGAAGACAGCTACGGAAGTTCAGAGTTTGAATGATGGAGCTTTCCGAGGCTTTATTAATAAGGTAGCTCAAGTAGAAGAAGACTTAGTAGAGCCAATGATACAAGCAGAGATTAGAATAGCTAAAGATAACTTTGCCAGTATTATTAAAGTACTGGAAGAAGATGAAGACGGAATAATGCTTACTACAAGTATTACGGAAGAGGACTTGAGTGCGAATGGTAAACTTGTACCTCATGGTTCTAGACGTTTTAGTAGGCAGCTACAGCAACTCTCCGGCTTAAATCAGCTCGCTAACTCTAACTTGATTCAAGTTCTTGGACCTCATATTAATACTTACCAATTAAGTAAAACCTTTGAAGAGTTGAACGGTTTCGATAAATTTGGCTTTGTGAACAAGTTTGCCTCCGTGGATGAACAGCTTGAGATGCAAGAGAAGCAGATGTTGGCTGAACAGGAGATGGTGAAACAAAGCTCAGAGCCTACAATGCTAGAAATGGAAATGGAAGCAGGAGATGATTTTGAAGAGTGAGTTTAAAGTTCCTAGTTTTATATCGGAATACTTTAATGGTTTAGATGCCGAGCAGAAAGCCGAAGCCGTAGCGAGATATAAGAGCTGGTATGCACACGATTTCACAGAACTCTTTATCCAGCACCTTTCCCAACAGAGAGAGAAACTTGTACAGGAAGATGAGGAGAAAACAGATTTTATGTCTTGGTTTCAGTTCTCCTATAAGAAGGCTCATAACAGAGCTAAACGTTCTTTATTGAGAGAGCTCCAATCTAAACTGAATTGGAAGATATAATGCCTACGTACACATACAACTGTAAGAGCTGCGAAAAAGATACGGAAGTGGTACATAAAATGATGGAAGACCCTATAATCAAATGTACAGTTTGTAATAAGGTAGCACAAAAAGTTATAAGGAGCTCCAACTTCCATTTAAAAGGGAGTGGGTGGTTCGGTAAATCTAAAGAAACTAAAGGATATTAATAATGTCAGAGTCTAACCCAGACTTAAAAGAAACTCAGGAGGCTAACCAGCCAGTATCTCAGGAAGAGAAAAAGCCATTGTTTAGTGGCGTAGATAGTCAAGGCAAAGAGAGACTTTTCAGTGATGCTGAAGAAGCTCAACAGTCTTGGCAAAGTGCTCAGAACTTTATCAAGGATAAGGTGGATGAGACAAAATCGTTGGAGACTAGGATTCAGGAACTTGAAGCTCAACTTAACCAAAGTACGAAGCTGGAAGATGCTTTACAGCAATTGAAGAATAAAGAGGAAACCCCTGTGACTGATGAACAAACTCCACAAACCACTGAGACAACCCCTCAAGTGGATGTTGAAACGCTAACTGCTCAAATCACTCAGCAAGTGATGGGACAACTAACTGCTTCACAGCAACAACAAGTTCAAGCCCAAAACCAAACTGAGAGCATTCAGGCAGCTCAAGCGTTATACGGAGACTCTTATGAAGAGAAGCTCCGCCAAAGCGCACAGGAGATTGGTATGTCTGATGAAGACATTATCAAAGAAGCGCAGTCTAATCCCAAACGATTTAAAAAGTTATTTGGCTTAGATAAACAACAACCAAAGACCTATAGCCCTTCTAGCAGTGCTTCCGGTTTTAATCAACAATCAAGTAAACCAGAGCTGAAGCTTAATAGTGGTTTTAGTGGAAAAGATAAACTTCACAATCATCTTGGAAACTTAGAAGCACTAGCTAAAGCGAAAGGCTTAGACATTAAATTTTAATTGAGGAAATAAAAAATGGCTTATAATAGCACAAACGAAGCAAATGTAGTTCGCCAAGAACTTTATGATGCAACCCTAGAAAAGTCTTTAGATGACTGGTTAGTGGGTAAACCTTTATTTGACGATAAGACAGGTATGTTCCCTGACGGTGATACGTTAAATATTACTAAAACTGGAGACCGTGCTGTATCTGATTACTCAGAAGATAGTGCTATCTCTTTTGACAACATGCAGACCTCCCGTGTTGACCTTACTGTTACTGATTATAAGCAAGACGGTTGGTATATCACAGATAAGCTAAAACAAGATGGACATCAAGCAGAATCTTTCTGGGCAGAGAATGTTCGTAAATCAGCTATTGCTATGGAGCGTGATTTAGAGAAAGCTTGCTTCTCTATTGCTAACACAGGCCAAACGGCTGGTGACTTGAACGCTATTAATGGTGCAGCTCACCGTTTCCTAGGTGGTGGTACTGGTGGTGCTCTTCAGATTGAAGATATCGGTGCAATCAAACTAGCTTTTGATAAAGCTATGGTTCCTACTGAGAATCGTGTACTTGTTATCTCTCCTGAAATGGAATTTGAATTAAACAAACTACTTAACATTACTGAAGTGAGTAATGGTAGCCAGTTTAACTTCAATGTTGATGGTATGGTACAGACTGGTTTTGGAGACCGTCTAAACATCATCCGTAATATCTATGGTATTAACTTGATGGTTAGTCACAACCTTCCAGACGTTACTGATACTATTACTAAGTATGACGGTACAGGTAGTGCTACGGTAACTGGTGGTAAGTTGTGTGTTGCAATGTCTATGGCTGATGCTTCATCTATGCCAATCATGGGTGTTATTCGTCAACGTCCACAATCGGAATTCTTCCGTAATACTCACTACAAACGTGATGAGTGGTCTTCTACCTGTCGTTATGGCTTCGGCTTAAAACGTGCAGAGACCCTTGCCACAATCGTAACACCTGCTTAGGAGATAAATAAATGAGTTCAGCACCTTTAAACTTATATGCCGTAGACGCATATACTGCCTCTAAAAAAGGCCAAGTAGTAGCTAACTATGCTGGTGACAGTGTAGAAGTGGAATATTTATTCGATGTAACAGACGGCCCTGCGTCTTCTGCTACGGATACTTCTGTCCACACTATCCCTTCTGGCAGTGTCATTGAAGCAGTTGATGTTTTTGTAGAGTCAACTGTCTCAGGCGGTACTGCGGGTACTCTAGGCTTGGAACAGCCTTCAGGTACTGTCATTGATGCGGATGGTCTAGAAGCTACACTCCCTACTACTGGCTATGAGCTAGGAGCAGGCGCTTTAGTAGGTACTCAGATTACTGTTGATGGTCAAGTTGTTCTTGGCGGAGACCGTACTGCTGGTGTCTACAAAGTAGTTCTACGTTATAAGAAAGCCTAGATAGGGCTTCTTTAAAGAGCATTCTTAGGAGTGCTCTTCATAAGAATCCTTGGAGATAAAAATGCAAAGAACACTACTACAGGTTGTTCAAAACTACTTAGATAGAACCAATGGGTTTTATGTTAATAGTATTAATGACACAGATGAAAGTTTACAGATAGCTAAGATAGCGGAGGATGTGTACTACAAGATGGTACAGGAATTCCCCAATCTCCTCTTCACTATGAAAGAGCGTACACTTGATTCTGTTTCAGACCCAGAAAGACCTAATTATATGCTCCTTCCAAAGAACGTCCAGAAAGTTCAGGAGAGTAAGATTTACTATAATATCTCCACAGAAGGAGGTAAAATTGACTATAGAGAGATTACCTACCTGCCTCCTTTGGAATTTGTCTCTTCTACTAATAACACATCTAGTACCGAAACCCTGATTGTAGAGGGCTATGATGAAAACAAAATGGTGGTCCCCACTAAAAAGTTTCCGTCTTATTGTACATCTTTTGATAATCAGTTTGTTGTATTTGATTCTTATCACAGCGATTATGAAAGCAGTTTACAAGCGAGTAAAACACGAATTGTTGTTTCTGAGGAGGAAGTATTTCTCCAAGATGACAACTTTATAATTCCTATTCCCGACCACCTCTCTGAAACTTATTTAGATATGTTTCTTAATGAGGCTATGACTTTTATTTATCAGCAGTCTAACCCTCTTTTAGCTACAAGAGCTAGAGCAGCTAAGATTAAACTCCAGCAGGATAATAGAACTCTTGGCAGCAGTAGGAAAGGGAAGCGTTATGGGAGAAAAGGCTTAGTGGGGAGTTACGTACCAAGGGGGCATGGGCACTAGTGGCTAAATATACAAGAAATGATTTAACAGGGCTACTTTCTGCGGTGAATGTAGAGTTAGAGAAGATTGAAAACTCTTTAGCTGATAAACTTGACAGAGAACCTTCTGTTGCCCAAGCAAATTCAATGGGTAATCTCTTGGATATGAATTCTCAAAGAATTACTAATCTAGCAGCCCCTTCTAATCTTAATGATGCAGCACGTTTACGTGATGTCCAGAGCGCATCAACAGAAGCTATCCTTCCTCCACAAGAAGGGCAAGGAGGTAAATACCTTACAACAGATGGAAGTGGTACTTTTTGGGAGGATGTAGATACAACAATCCAATACGTGGATACCTTTTCTAATCTTCAAGCATTAGAGCCAGAGGATACAAACGATTCTTTTATTTGTCTTGAAAGAGCTAATGCTCATTACGTGTTACAAGCATCTGGTTATGCAGCCTTATCTGGTGACGTTACTTTCGCCAATGGGCGTGTAGGGGCTTTGCAATTCACAAAAACAGCTATAGCTGAAAAGTTCGGAGTAACATACTCAGGTGATGAAACGGTATTGCTTCAAAGTATTATTGACAGAGTTGCAAATACTGGTGGAGAAATTGTCTTATCTGCATTGGTTAATGTGTCTGGTATTACCATACCTCAAAGGGTCGTTTTGAAAGGAGTTGATTATGGATTTGCAAATCAATTTATTGATAACGAGGTATCGCCAAAGGGCAGCGGTTTGTTTTTAATCACAGGGAGTGATTCGGATGTTGTTACACTAAAGCTTGCTGTTACACTGTCTGACGGTGACTTAGTTGATGACTATGATGGGACTATAAATAACGACTATCGGTATTTTGGAGGGCTAAAAGACTTAGTTGTATACGGTAATCGCTCAGACACTGCAAACCCGCCATCTGTAGTTGATAATAATACATCAGGAAACGGTGTTGCAGTCAAGGGTGTTAGATACCCTATATTGCATAATGTAGTTATTATGATGTGCGCCGAAGATGGATTTACTTGCGATAGTTTTGATTATGGATTAGGCTCAAACGCTTGTAATAACCATGATTTTGACAACGTTATATGTCTCAGCAATGCAGTAAACGGGGCATCTCTCTCAGGTGGCGACGCAATTATGAGGAAGATAATAGCAGGTTACAACGGCAACAATGGGATCACTTCCACATCTGGATCCGGGTCTATTACTGGTGAATGCTGGAACAATCAAAACCACGGTATACAGATATCAGGGGGCAAAAGGATAACATATGATTTTGCGTCATACGATAATAAGGTGAATGGCTGGAGGATAACGGACACTAAAGGAGTTACGTGCCGTGGGTCAGCTAATGCCAACGGCAGGGACACTGGGCAGGGAGCAGGGCAGAGGGTAGGTGTGTTGACAGGGGATAGCAACGAGGGCTTGGTTTTAAATATAAATTCAGACGGAAGTGATGGAGTAACAACATATCAAGCATATGGCTTTAATATTAGTAATGCATCTAATCCCATCGTAGTTGCTGGATGCTTCGCAACAAATAACTTCTCAAGCGACTGGCTGATAACTACGCCCGCTAACATAATAAAGGATACTAACGCACCATGACGCCAATAGAAACGCCTAAGTATGTAGAAGAAGCATTAAAAAAAAATGGGTTTTAATCATCCAGATTATGATGGGTAGATAATGATAAAAGCAGAAAAATTTACAAGAACAACACAGACAGGAGTAGAGTACACACTTCTCTATAATGGGTTGTATTATTGGAGCCGCGAGGGAAGCACACCAGAGGCGTTAAAAGGACGTTACTCAGGCCAGTATGAGGCTCTCAGGGGTTTTGAGCTCTATGATGCTTCTATTGCACCTCAGATTTCACATATAGAGGAAGATGTAGAGCTTGAAGAGCTTACTAAGAAAGCTGACCTTCAAAAGTGGGCTGATATGCAAGGTGTAGAAGTACCTCCTGAATATAAACAGCCCAGTGCTATAAAGAAATTTCTATTAGGAGTATTTAATGCCTAGAGTTGGGGGACAGAAAGAATACGTCAGTCTCATTAAAGGACTGGTTACAGAAGCGAGTCCCCTTACTTTCCCAGAAGGGAGTACAAGTGGGGAGCTTAACTTCGTTGTAAATAAAGAAGGGCTCTTGAGAGAAAGACGTAGAGGTTTTGATTTTGTTTATGAAACAAACAGCACCTTTGCAGGGGCAGGTTCTACACTAGAAAACCTTTTCTATTGGCGAGGTAGCGGCTACGTTATTGCAATAATTACGAATAATACCCCAGAGACATATGTACGCATACATGAGATGGGTAATACTTTTGATGATTTTGCTGATGTGAAGATAGCTGATTCTGTTGTTAGTACACAGATTGCAGCCTTAACTAACTACCTTGTCATTACCCTTAGCAATGGGCAGAAGCCAATACTTCTTGATTATAAGGAGGCTGACAACACAATCTCTGTTAACGAAGTAGACCTCTATCTCCGAGACTTTGAACTTGTAGATGACGGTTTGAGTGCCTCACAACACCCTGTAGGACTTACTGATAACCACAAATATAACTTGTACAACTCAGGGTGGTATGTAGATAAGAAGGATGAGACTACAGCAGGAAATCCTCTAGATAGTGTTATTGATGTATACTTTACAAACTTCTCGGAATATCCTAGCAATGCAGATAGTGTGGCTGTTGGTATGATTACTAATGCTAGTGGAGAGCTTACCTTCTCTCCTGAGTATGTAAGGGATGCGGGTTTAGGTAATAGTCTTGCCCCTAGAGGGCATTTTGTTTACACAATTAACTCTTTTGATAGGGATGTAAGAAATGCAGCCCCCACTTTAGATGGGAGCCCTTCAACGACACTAACAGAGTTGAGTTCAATTGATAATAGTGGAAACCCCACTTACAATCCTGATGACCCTACAGACCCACAAGACCCGCCTTGGTTTATTTATGAACCTCCCTCTGGCGGCATAATTGACTTTTAAGAGGATATGAACAAATGGCTGTAGATGCGCCAAGAACAACATACAAGAATCCAAATTGCTGTGCCTCTGCCTTTGGTCGTATTTTCTATGCCGTAGATAGTTTGATTTACTTCTCACAGGTGTTAGTTACGGCTAAGGATGCAGGAAGATGTTATCAGAATAATGACCCTACGAGTGAAGAGATACCTGATTTGGTGGACACAGATGGGGGTGTAATCACCCTTGAGGAATCTGTGAGAATAAAAGCACTAAAGCCTTTTAGCTCTGGTGTTTTAGTTTTTGCAACAAACGGGGTTTGGTATATCTACAATCCTGATGGGGGTTTTAAGGCAACAGCCTTCAATCTCTCCAAGGTGAGTGAGAGAGGAGTAGAGAGCCCTCGAAGTATCGTGGAGGCGGAAGGTGCAGTTTTCTACTTCTCCAATAATGCTGTAATGCGAATCAGTGCTAGTGAGTTTGATGTCCTTCAGAGTGAGGATGTAAGCTCTCCTGCTATACGTGGCTACTTCCTAGCTAACTTCTCAGGGGAGAGTAGCCAAGGTGTCTATGATGAAGCTAGTAAACAAGTGGTATGGTGGAATCCCGATAGTGACTCTCAAGGTTTAATCTATGATTTAGAAATAGGAGCTTTCTATCCACAGAAGCAAAGTAGTACAGAGTGGAAGATGGGGAGACCTTTTACTATTGATAATGCTGTATTCTATCCTGCTTGGAAACAAGATACAGAGAACGTTCAAATTGAATACGGTGTAAGTCAGCGCTTTAATACAAGCTTTCAGGACTTCGGGGCAAACATTTCTGCTTATATGATTAGTGGATGGGAGACTCTGGGTAAGTTTGCTAATAGTAAGTCCATTACGCAAGCTAAGATATTCTTTAAGAAAACTGAAACAGAAATCACAGGGGAGGTTGATGGTTCTTATACTTTTGACAGTCCGAGTGGTTGCCTCTTCCAATCTCGCTGGGACTATGACAGCTCAGATGCCTTTGCTAAATGGACAGGGATAAATGACTTCGGTGGCACGGGGACTATTATGCAAGTATATAATCCTTTACAGAGGGGCTTTATACCAAATAGTTATCCATACACCTTTAATACAGGTGAAAGTGTTATAAGCAAGAAGTTCAGTATTAGAGGAAGTGGTGATGCTGTACAGTTTGTATTTGAAGCTGAAGATAACAAAGATATGAAACTTCTAGGTTATAGTGTGAACTACACAATGAGAGGTAGAATGTGATTGGAGAAATAAGTGTGTCAACAGATGTGCAACATCCTTGCGTCTACAAAGAAGATGCCTTCTCTGTTTATGTGGAGGATAGTCCTATTGGGTGGCTTCTGCATTGTACTGTTACCTCATGGGGTGTATCCACTTACAGGAAACTTCTAGATTGCCTTGCCCTCATTATCCAAGAGGCTCCTCGTAAAGAGGTTTATGCTATCTCTCAAAACAAGAAACTCTCTAAGTTTGCAAGTTTATTTGGGATGGAAAGTATTGATAACTTTACAGATAGTGAAGGTAGAAAAGGAGAACTCTTATGTTTGACCCTGTAACAGCTTTAACAGTAGCCGTTGTCGGTACGTCAGGCGCTAGTATTGTAAGCGCAGAGAAGGGTAGAAAAGAACAAAGAAAAGCGAGACGAGTTCAAGAGCGTGTTCGTCAAGTACAAAGTGCTAGGGATAGGATGTCCCAAGTGAGGCAACAACGGATTGCCCAAGCCCAGATAGTTCAGGGAGCGGCTACACAAGGTACAGCACAGAGCAGTGCAGCCCAAGGAGGCTATAGTGCTGTAGGTTCTCTCTCTTCGGGTAATATGCAGTTCTTAAATCAAATGGACAGTCTTAGTCAAACTATTCAGGGTCATATGAATAAAGCAAGCCAGTATTCGGGACAGGCTAGTATGTTAAATGCCGTGAGTAATCTTGCCCTTCAGGCGTCCGGTGGTGTGAAATAATGAGAATAGTTGAAGACCAGAAAGAAGGCATACAGCAATACCCTGAAGACGTTGACATAAAACAGCGACTTGCTTCTTTAAAGGAGGAGGGTTTTACAGATGAGCAAATTAAGAAAGTGGCAGACAGACTTCCTCTTAATAAAGCAGTCTCTTCTCAAATTGAAGCTAATGTACAAACCCCTCTGGAAGGGGGTCGCTTTGTAGATGAGGAGCCAGAGGCCGATGTTGTGTGGAATGTTGATGCACAGCGAGTTGATGTAGAGGAAGATTATATAGCGCAGAAAGCGGCTCCAGATGAAGGTTGGGAGCTAGGCTTTGAAGGGACACCCGCATTTAAGCCACCTAAGACAAAAGAGAGTGTTAAGGAGCTTGCTGGTCTTGTAACGCAAGTTACGGGAGCTGACAGAAACTTTGTAGAAGAGCAGATAGGAACATTTGATGACACTCCTGTGCAAGAAGCTGTTACTCAGATACAGAAAGAACTTCAAGATTACTTAATGGCAGGCATTTCGCAAGAGATAGAAGAGGCTGAGAGTCCTGAAAAAGTAGCCTCTATACTTGAAAGAGTGCAAGGAGAGAAAGCCGCTATAGTAAACCTCAGTACGTTGAGAGCTTATTCTGTGGGTAAAATGGAGCAAGTCCTTCCAGAAAGGCTGGGTGCTGTAACGCAGCACACATTAAAAAGAATTTATCTGGCTCAAGAAATCTCTAAGAGGGAGAATGAGCTTATGGCTAATGCCTCTTTCTTCGAACTTGTAGGAGACTTTCTAGAATATGCTGTTCCTGTAGTAGGGGTGGCTTCTGAAGAATACTCCAAGTATAAACAGGGGCTACCGGAAGTGTTAGGGAAGCTGGATAAGGCCACACCTGACCAACAGGAAGCCATCCTGAAAGCAGCTCTCGATGCTTGGGAAGAGCAGGAGTCCCTTCTAATACAAAACAACAACTCCTTAATGACTGCTGCACAGTTCTCCTCTTTAAAAGAAGCCCTCCTCCAAGGGGGCATGGAGATGATTGAGCAGGGAGATATATCACCTTCCCAATACAAACAATATACAGAGACTTTATTAAATGTAGGTCTTGAAGCTCCTGCTATTTTAGCGGCTTTTGGTAAAGGTCTTTCTGGCTTGGTGAGGTTTACTTCAAGCAGGAGCCTCTCAGGGTCAAGACTCGCAGCAAAAGAATTCAGCCCTGAACTTATGGCTAAACTCTTCTCTCCTGAACAGCAGGGGGATAATATCCTTAAAGTGGAACCCACCACAAGAAAGAATAGTCATGTTATAGATACGGAGTACGTAGAGATTCCCCTCAATAAAATGAAGAAGGAACAAGAGGGGGGTTTAAAAGATATTTCCGAGAAAGAAGGCATGTCCGTAGAGGATGTGGCTGCAAGACAACTTCCTACACCTACACCCGAGACAGATGTGGGTTTTCCTAACACGATTGAGACACGAAAGGAATTGAATGATTTAGTGCTTCTGGATAATGATGCTACAAGCATTGGTATGTCTCTAGCAAGGGAGGTGGAGCGTAAAGCAGGGACATCTCTAACGCCTATTCAAAGTGCTACAGGCTTTAAGGGGTATTCTAAAGATGACAACTCTATTGGCTTATTTACCTTCCTACTAGGAGACGGGTCCAAAGGAGGGTTTAAAACAGCACAGGAAGTGGAGGACGCTGCACGTTTGGGCCTTGCGGGGCATGACTACCGTATAGTAGATAAGGATGGAAAATGGTTTGCAGAAGTGGATATAGAGCACTACCTCAACCCTGACTTTGATGTAGGGGGCTTGTATACAGACCCCGAGAAGGCTTTTGGAACAGCTTCAAAATTACTAGGGATGAACCCTATAAGGGTTTTAGGAAGCAAAGTATTATCCGGAATACATGCTCTAAAAGGTGTTCATCGTTCACGTGTTCAGAAAATAGAGGATAAGTTTAAAGCTTCAACAAAGAAACTCAGCTTCAAGCAGGGTTTAAGTCTTCAGAAAGCCCTTCAACAAGGTGACCTCTACGAGCAAGAGTGGACTTCTCTTCGTGCCTTTAAGGCTGATACAGGTATTGATGACAAGAAGGTATTCAAAACATATAGGGAAATGAGGGATATTTATGAGGAAATATACCATATAAGGAATAAGAACTATTATAACAAACTGAGAGCGAAGAATATGAAATTTGTGGCTCTTGAGGATGATGGTAATCTTGGTAGTATTCTAAACCCTAAAAGCAAGGATGTTAAAACGAATGATGGTTTTGTATATGATGTGGAAACAAAGTCCCTTGTAAAAGCTGACCCTGATGATGGAATGTCTTATGTTCGTTTAACGAATGGTATTCTGGATGAAGTCACGGGCTATCGCTTTGTTGTCCGTATGAAGCCTGACAGAATTAAGGCTCTCCCTATGAATCTCCTTAATAAAAGGAAGGGACATATTGACAGATTCTACAGGGATACGGGCTGGGTAGTAAGAAAGCCTAGAATGGGGCAGGTGGAAGGTAAGGAGCAACCCATAGGGGAGGGCTCTACTACACACATCGTTCGTACAGAAGCGGAGGCTAAGAGGATAGAAGAAGAGACTGGAGGTGTGGCATCAAGAGCAAGAGAGAACGATGACTTAGATGAAATATTCTCTCAGGATGATGCTATCCAATTCACATATGGCTCCTCCCATACTAAGAAGAGGGGAGAGAAGCTGAAAGGCGCTGATGGGAATGAAGCCTCTATTCTGAATGTCTTTGAAACAATGGGTCGGACTATTGCTAGTACGCAGAGAGCCCTTGATTATAACATGATGCAAACCTTAAAGGCTCGTTTATACCATGAGTTTGGAGATATGTTTGTGGATGGGGCAGCTACCCCTATGAAGAACAAAGCTGTAGATATGCTAAAAGGGGAGTGGAAGAGCCGGATAGGGGCTACGGCCCGATTACAGAACTTTGAAAACTGGCATCAGTACATACGTGTTTTAGAAAATAACGAAAAAGGAGCCTTGTTTAAACAGGCGGATGCTATGCTATCGGGTATTTTCGACCCTATATTAAGTGTAAAGGGTGTTTCTACGGATACAGGGAGGGCTGTAGATAGTTTGAGAAAACTTGTTGCTGACTTAGTTGTTGTATGGAACCCTCTGTACCAGATACCTCAGAACTTAGTCCCCGCCCTTTACCTTTCTTTCACAAAAGGTTCTGACGGTGTAAGGGCTTCTCTTGCAATGGGTGGCTTAAGGAGAGCCCTCAAGAAAGGAGACTACTCGATATTAGGTAAGACTTTAGGGGTAGAGGAAAGTCTCGCTAAGGAGATGATAGAGGAACTAAAATCTAACGGGCTCCTTGATGCTGTGGGGCGCTCTAATGACTTCCTCGACCTTGCTAGAGGAGATATTGATATAGGCTCTACTAATAGAGCAAAAGCTGCTTGGCAGAAGGTGAAAAAGAACTCAGGAGGTCTTGCATATGATGCCTCCCGTAAAGGCCAAGAAGGTGCTATTAGCTTAATGAATACTATGTCTTATATGACAGAGTTTAGAAAAGCTATAAGGGAGGGCAAGAAGTTTGATGCTAAGACTAAGGCGGAAGTAAGTTTCAGAGCTCAGAAGAATCTACAGTCTCAGAACTCTATGGATATGTTGTGGTATCAAAACCCTCAGAATGTTTTCGGTTTGGGCCTTCAGTTCTTTCAACACATGAATAAGCTCTTCATGGACATCGTAGCTGAGCCTCAGTATCGAGTAATTACGGCTGCATATGAGACGGTCCTAAAAAGGAAGTTCTCAGAAGGTAAATACTTTGGTAGGGAGGCAGGGCCATATGCTGAATCTTTTTCACAGGCGCTTCTTACGACAGTTTTAACCTATTCTGTATTCGGACTTTCTGGAGGGATGGGAGAGAACATAGGGGGTTTTGTAGAGGATAAGCTTAGAAAGAATTTTCCTGAAGTAGCAGAGAGTTTGGTAGGAGAGTCTCTTATAGATGGAGCCTTGAATGAAACTATTAATGGAACTATAAAGGCATTCGGGGGACAAGGGGCTGTGGACATTACTTCTACATTTGGTCCTGCTGGTTTCCTTGATATGATGAATGATTTTATTATGGAGGGACTTCCTAGTTTTAACTTTATGGGTGTATCTGGAAATGTTGTAGGGGGTATCTCTGAGAGTATTTTCAGTGCAGGAGCGTTGTCAATAGCTTCTAATATAGATACTACAGATAAGGCAATGGCTATAGCAGGGGAGCTTCTTGAACCTATACAGGGCTGGAAGAATCTGGAGAAAGCCAGCCTTGCTTACATGTTTGGTCAACTGCCTTTCGCTAGTAGCCTTTCAGGGAATGCAAGGGTAGAGGCAACAGAAGCCGTATTTATGGCAGCTAACATTCAACCTCAACTAGTAGTGGACTACTTTGATAAGGCTGACTTTAAAAAACAGCAAAGCAGTATATTTGATATGCTAGACAGTGAGTATTGGGCAAGTCTTATTGGAAAGACTATGCTTCAGGGGTTTGCTCGGAGTCTTCAGACTGCGCATCTTAAAGGGGAAACGGACTTTATAACAAGAGAGAGACTCCTTAAACAATGGGTAGAGGCTGGTAAAGGACTTGTCCTTGACAAACACGAGGGTACAATTGAAAGGATGTTTGCAGAAAGGGCTTTGAGTTCTGGCTCTGGTACATACGAAGAGTATATCAAGCCATACATACAGGCAGGAACAAAAACAACGCATGCGGAACATTTAAGAATTCTAGAGCAAAAAGCGAACAGTGCAGAGGCGAAAGCCCTCTTCCAGTCTTATCGTGAGTTTTATGAAAAACAGGATGCAATGGCTAAGGTGTTAGAGGATAAATAATGGTAGATTTTACAAGAGATATTAAGCAAGCACAGAAGACTGCGAGTTCTACTCCTCAGTTTGCTGCACCGAGCCAAACTCTCGGAACAGATATTGTCAATGCTGTGGGGACAGGGTTTCAGATATTCCAACAAATACAGGCCAAAAAAGAGCTTGGAGATTTGAAAAGCCAAGCGGCTGCATATGAAGCACGTGTTGCGGAAGGAGCGAGGGGATTGGCTAATCTCCGAATAGAGCTAAGTGCTAATCAACTATCTCCCACAGTAGTAGCTAAGAAAACTCAAGAATATATGTCGTCTTTTTCGAATATGGAATGGGGTGACATTACATCACAAGCTAATAAAATTACGGGTTCCAATACGTTAAGTTTAATGGAGAAGGCAGCAAGGGCTCAGGAGGAGAGAGAGACTTCTTTTAAAAATCTCCAAATAGAAGCTGTGGAGGCGGCTGCGCAGTTCGGAGGAAGTATCAACCCTAATGAAATGTCAGAAAATGAACTACACCAAATTGTCCTTAAAGGGAAAAAGACTGAAGCCACACGTACTGTAAGACTTGCAGAGATGACGGAAGAGTTGAAGGGGATGCAAACAGAAGAGGCCCGTCAAAACCAACAATCTCGCATGTTTGAGTATTATGCAACGGATAGTTTTGTTGCTGGCATTAGCAGTGAAATGGGGACATGGGTGCAGGGTCAAGGAGGTCTTACCCCAACGAGTGCTCCTGCAATGGTAGAGTATTTAACAGAGCAGAAAGTCTCTCTAAGGAATAAGTTTAACTCCCAGTACGTAGCACAAGCAAGGGAGGCAGGGTTTTATGTTTCACAGGAAGCTATTAACAAAAGTATTGCCACGGCTGAAGGTACTATTGATAGCCTCATAGATATGCTTGGTAATGAGGACCAATTAAAAGCTATTAGAAATAATTCCGCAGTGCTCTTTGAAGGGAGCCTCCTTCGTATGATAGGGAGCCCCAACGAGTTGGAGAGAACAGCTTCTATGAATATTCTAGCTGCTAATTATTCTAAACAGCCTCTAGTGCTAAAAGACTTTGAGCAACAGTCTAAGTTTGTAGCGGGGATTCTTTCTGGGAGCCTGAACCCCTCACAAGAGGGTTTTGGGACAAGACTAAAAACAACTTTGAATACTTTGTCCCCTTTGGACCCAAAGAAGGCTTCTGAGCGTTTTGATTATACGGATGAGATATTAGAATCAGTTCTTAATGGAACCACAAAGCAACAGAAGGCGGTAGCTGCACAAGGGGGTCTTGATACTGTTACGCAGATACTGGCTAAGGAGGGGGCTACTATAGTAAATCCCGCTAAAGCCCAAGAGCATGCGGATAACTTATCGCGTCTAGGTTCCAAAGCTATATCAGCAGAAATTGCAAAGATAACAACGAAGTCCGCTACAGCTCTAGAGGGTTCAACTCAAAGGGGATATGCAAGCCTTGCAACACCAAACCCTCTGGATAACTATGGAGTCTCCGTAGGCAAGGATGGATTGAGTTTGAAGCTAGTTCTTACTACGAAGCAGCCTACTGCTCCGAAGAGAGATACGAATGTAGAAGCTTTGAATGAGATGATTAATAACCACTTAGAATCATTTAATCAATTAGGTATGGATGAGGATTTCAAGAGGGCTTTTATTAATGATATTCTTACAAGTCTTTCTATATCTCCTTCTAATATTAAATAATACTTATGTATAATTATCTTATTATAATTAGTATATATCTAAACCCTTAAAGAAAGAAAAAGAAAAACGAGAAAAAGAAAAAGAAAGGAATACCGAAGGTACATACACAAGGTAGAGGTGTTTTTAAAAAGATGCAACCTAAAAGGCCCAAAAAGGCAATGTCTATCCTAATATGTACAGAATAAAGCAATAATTATCCTAGAGAGTTACGCGTAACCGGAGAAGAGAAATGGCTAAGAAAGGTGAAACCAAGTCGAATGCAAAGCCTGCCAGTAAGCAGAAAAGGGCTTACAACAGTACAGAGAAAGCTAAGAAAGAAAGAGCTGCAAGAAATAAGGCACGCAGGCAAGCCCTTGCTAAAGGGATTGTTAAGAAAGGGGACGATAAGGATATCGACCATAAAGAGCCTCTTCGTAAGGGAGGCAGTACAGAGAAGAGTAATACACGTGTAAGAAGTGCTAAAGCTAATAGAGCTGACAATGGAAGTTATAAGGGCATGAAGCGGAAAGGTAAACGAAAATGATATTTCATATAAGTTTTTATTCTAAGGGGAGGGGTCATGCCACAATATAACGATATTAGGACGGAGTGGTTTTTAGAGGGGTTAGATTTAGCAGAAAAGAATGCCCTTGGCGTTTCAAGTAGCACAGACACTAATTTTGCCCCTCAATTACCAGAGGCAGATTCATCGGCAACGGTAGTAACTGATATTACAAACCCGACACTAACAAAAGAATGGGATAAGTTTTCAGAAAATATAGCGAGAATTGGCGGAAATATTGTTCAAGCTGGCGAAAATTTACCCGACAGCAACTACATAACATCGGACACGATCAGCCCCGCGCATGTTGTTTCGTTTTTGTTTTATGGTGATGTATTTGAAATTAGATACAAAGTTTTAGTTGGGTCAATGCGGGTTCTAGTCGATGGAAAACCAGCCGCAAAGATAAACCTGCCGTCTAGTACAGGCCAAGAGAGATATATGCGCGTATCCTTTCCTGACTCAAGACTTAGACGAATAGATATTGTCTCTTCTTTGGTTTACACCGGAAACCTGAGAACCGACCCGACAGATACAGTCCAGCCAACTTTAAATCCAAGTCGCGTTATTATTGCTGGTGACTCTTTCACAGAAGGTACAGCGGGAGCGAGTGAAAAAGGAAAAGGATACGTTGATTTATTACGCATGCTATCTGGAAACTTCAACATAGTTCAGTCAGGTTCAGGCGGCACTGGGTGGCTCAGGCCTAACGGCGAGCGTGTAGGGCTTGTTGATAGGGCGCAAGCTGACATTGTTGATGTTGGCGCTGACGTTGTAATTATCGCAATGGGCATCAATGATAACGG